ATATCGTGTGATTCAGGGGATATTTTTATATTCTTTATTTCTTTCTTTGTTTTCATGGTATGAAAAAAGGCAGAATTAATTCCTACCGTTTATAAATACTTACCCAAAAGTAAAGTTTTTTCATATAATAATGAATATTTATCTATAAAATAAATCTGTAACAGAATAATTTAATAATGGCAACAGCACAAGCAAATCAAAAAGTATTCGTATCACCAGGCGTATACACATCTGAAACCGACTTATCATTCGTAGCCCAAAGTGTGGGTGTAACGACTTTAGGTCTTGTTGGAGAAACTTTAAAAGGTCCAGCATTCGAACCAGTATTCATAACTAACTATGATGAGTTCCAAGCTTATTTCGGGGGAACAGAACCCGTTAAGTTTTACAACACTCAAATACCTAAGTATGAAGCTGCATATATCGCTAAATCATATTTACAACAATCTAACCAATTGTTTGTTACCAGAGTTTTAGGTTTATCAGGTTATGACGCGGGTCCATCTTGGACTATTAACGTTACCGCCAATGTAGACCCAACAACAATTGGTAACCCATCTGTTGGTGTTGCATTTAGTGCAAATTTCACAGGAAGTTCATCAGGTAATACAATTACCTTTGTTGGTGGTTCTTTACCAACTGAAGTTAGTGCTAATTTAAATGTACAATATAGATTACAAGACGGTTCAACCTCAACATTACAAAACGACTTTAACACTTATTTAGACGCCGTTATGGACACACCATCTACATCTGCAACAACCGCAGTTATATATGGGTCAATTCCTGAAGTGGAATATCAAAACTTAATTGCTGTTTATACAAATGATTATAGTCCTTATGGTTGTGAAAATAATTTTTCTCAAAATGATTTAAGTGCAGGTTCAAACGATAGTTGGTATTATGCTAATTTTGAATTTGAAAATTATGATTCAACAACAAACAATTATACAGGTTATTCATTCTACTATACAGTATCTAATTTAGTATCTGGAGCTTCAAGTACATTTACAGGTACCATCACAGGTTATTCATATACTTTTACAGGTACGGCATATTCTGAATTTAATAACATGGCAATAGCGACTATTCGTTCAAGAGGTGTTTCTCAATATGAAAATAATAGTACAAGTATTAACCACGGACCTGTTTATCAAGTTGGTATTGATTACAATAATAATAATACTTGGGTACCAAACAATTTAAAAATGGTAACAACTGGTCAATATTCAGGAATAACTAAATCACCATATGCACAATTTGCATTATCAGGTTTAACTAAAGAAGGAACTGTTTTTGAATTAGTGTCATCTTTATTGGCATCTGACGCAAAATATATCACTAAGGTTTTAGGTGTTGACAATTTTGGTAAATCAAGGTTTGATGTTCCAATTTATGTTGAAGAGGCATATCAAGCATCTTTAAATTATGCATATAATCAAGGTTATATTCGTGGAATAAATCCTGAGTTAATTGCTTTACCTGACGCTAGAAGTGAAAATAGTTCATCAATTGCATATAATTTAGAAAGATATCAATCACCTGAAACACCTTATTTAGTTTCAGAATTAAGAGGTAATAAAGTTTACAATTTATTTAAATTCATATCAATTTCTGATGGTGATGCGGCAAACACTGAAATTAAAGTTTCAATTGCTAACTTATCATACAATAATATGTCTTTTGATGTGTTAATTAGAAATTTCTTTGACACAGATGCAAATCCTGTTGTTATTGAGAAATTTACAAATTGTAACATGGACCCAGGTTCAAATAACTTTGTTGCTAAAAAAATTGGTTCTGCTAATGGAGAGTTTGCATTAATATCAAGATACGTTATGATTCAATTAGCTGATGAATATCCAATTGATGCATTACCTTGTGGTTTTTATGGTTATACTCAAAGAGAATATCAAGACTACAACATTTATCCTTCACCATATCCTAAATATAAAACAAAATACTATTACCCTGGTGAAGTTGTTGCTAACCCACCATTTGGTTCAAGAGCAGGTGGAGGAACAGTTGAATCCGCAGGTGACATTGTTAGAAGAAGTTATTTAGGTTTTTCAAGTCAATTTGGTATTGATGAATCTTTCTTAACATACAAAGGTAAACAAACACCATCAAATTGGATTTCAAACCCATTGGCTGAAGGTCAACCTTGGAATGTAATAAGTAAAGGTTTCCATATGGATTCAGGAGCAACTGTAGTTACAATCGGTATTACATCAATGTCAAGTGGTGAAACCGCATTTGAATGTGGTGTTGCTGAATTTAGAGCAGACCCAGCAACTCAAGAAAATCCTTACTACTTTATCTATTCAAGAAAATACACAGTATGTTTCGCAGGTGGATTTGACGGATGGGATATCTACAGAGAGTGGAGAACTAACCAAGATAGATTCCAATTAGGTTCTTCAGGTTATTTAGCGGGAGCTGCACCATCTTCAAGATACCCAACAGCAACAGGTGATGGTTTATTCAAGAGAATTGTGGTTGAAAACAATACACAAGATTTTGCAAATACTGACTACTACGCATACTTACTTGGTATTTTAACATTTGCAAATCCTGAAGCAACAAATATTAACGTGTTTGCAACTTCAAGTATTGATTATGTTAACAACTCAAACTTAGTAGAAGAAGCGATAGATATGGTACAATACTCAAGAGCGGACTCAGTTTATATCTGTACAACTCCTGACTATAATATGTATACACCAGATTCAACTAACCCACAAGACATCATCTACTCACAAGAAGCGGTTGATAACTTGGATAATACAGGAATTGACTCTAACTATACAGCAACTTATTATCCTTGGATTTTAACAAGAGATACAGTAAACAATACTCAAATTTACTTACCACCAACAGGTGAGGTTTGTAGAAACTTAGCATTGACTGATAACATTTCATTCCCTTGGTTCGCATCAGCGGGTTACACAAGAGGTCTTGTAAACTCAATCAAAGCTAGACAAAAACTTACACAAACTGACAGAGATACATTGTATCAAGGTAGAATCAACCCTATCGCAACTTTCTCTGATGTTGGAACTGTAATTTGGGGTAATAAAACTCTACAAGTTGCTGACACAGCACTTAACAGATTGAATGTAAGAAGATTATTACTTCAAGCTCGTAAGTTGATTTCAGCGGTAGCGGTTAGATTATTGTTTGAACAAAACGACCAAGTTGTTAGACAACAGTTCTTGGATAGTGTTAACCCTATCTTAGATTCAATTAGAAGAGATAGAGGTTTATACGATTTCCGTGTAACTGTATCTTCAACACCTGAAGATTTAGACGCTAACAGACTTGTAGGTAAAATCTACTTAAAACCAACGAAAGCATTGGAGTTCATTGATATTGAATTCTTTATCACTCCAACAGGTGCTTCGTTTGAAAATATCTAATAAAAATTTATGGGGGTACATAAAGTACCCCCTAATTGCCAAAGTATGAGAAAACAAATTAAAGAAGGTTTCAAAGGTGAGGGTATTGGTACTCCAGATATGAAATATTATGCATTTGATTGGGATGATAACATTGTTCATATGCCAACAAAGATAATGTTAAAGACTGAAGACAGTGATGAAATTGGTATGAGTACTGATGACTTTGCGGAATACAGACATGATTTGGGTAAAAAACCTTTTCAATATAAAGGTAAAACTGTTGTTGGTTTAGCTGACGAAGCGTTTAGAAACTTTAAAACAGCAGGAGATAAAGATTTTTTAATTGATGCGATGAGAGCTAAAGAAGGTCCTGCATTTGGAGACTTTAGAGAAGCAATCAATAATGGGTCAATATTTTCAATTGTTACAGCAAGAGGTCACAACCCTGAAACATTAAAACAAGCCGTTTACAATTATATTGTTAGTGGGTATAATGGGATAGATAAAGACCAACTAGTTAAAAACCTTAAAAAATACAGGACGTTCGTCGGTGAAGAAGATATGAGTGATGATGATTTAATTAAATCATATTTAGAACTCAATAGATATCATCCAGTTACGTTTGGAGAAGGAAGTGCTGCCAACCCTGAAGAATTAAAAGTTAGGGCTATGGATGAATTTGTTTCTTATATAAAAGGAATTGCTGGTATACTTAATAAAAGAGCATATATAAAAAATGATATATCTAATAACTTTATACCAGAGCAACCTAGTATTGGATTTTCAGATGATGATATTAGAAATGTAGAAGTAATGAGTAAACATTTTAAAGATAAACCAGATAATATAGTTAAGACTTATTCTACTGCTGGAGGCATTAAAAAGGAATATAAATAAAGAATAATCTCACCAAATTAAAAGTAAAGAGAAAAATTTTTTAACAAGACTATATTTATAGATATAAACAACAAAGAAACTAAAAAAAATTAAAATAACATGGCTGATTTATTAATGAAAATGCCGATACCTTACGAACCAAAACGTCAAAATCGTTTTATCTTAAGGTTTCCATCAAGTTTGGGTATCAACGAATGGTTTGTTGAGTCAACGGCTAGACCACACATCACAATTGCACCAGTTGAGATACCATTCTTAAACACATCTACTTACGTTGCAGGTAGATTCAACTGGCAAACAATACCAGTTAAATTCCGTGACCCTATTGGACCGTCAGCGGCTCAAGCTCTTATGGAGTGGGTTCGTTTACATGCTGAATCAGTTACAGGTCGTATGGGTTATGCTGCAGGTTATAAAAAAGACATTGACCTTGAGATGTTGGACCCAACAGGAGTTGTTGTTGAGAAATGGATTCTTTATGGAACATTCTTAACAGACGTTAACTTTGATTCATTGGCTTATAATACTGATGGTTTAGCGACAATTTCAGCAACATTAAGAATGGATAGATGTGTGTTAGTTTACTAATACTATTTACAAATTTTTACACCTAATTATATTTAACCGTAAAGCGATAAACTTTACGGTTAATTTTTTTATATGGATACACAATCAAACGACTACGGTCAACAAAATTTTACATTACCACACGACGTGGTACCATTACCTTCACAAGGTATTTTTTACAAAAACAAAAAAAAATCAATTAAAGTTGGTTACCTAACCGCATCAGATGAAAACATTTTAATGGGTGGTGGTGAAGATTTAACAATAAACTTACTAAGGGCTAAAATTTATGAACCAGATGTAAGAGTTGAAGAATTATTAGAAGGTGATGTTGAAGCAATTTTAATCTTTTTAAGGAATACTGCATTTGGCCCTGAAATTTCATTAACCCTTACTGACCCAGCAACAAAAAAACAATTCCAAAGTTCAGTAATGTTGGATGAATTAGATATCACTAAAGGTCAACAACCAAACGATGACGGTACTTTTGTAATACATTTACCTAAATCACAATCAACAATTAAAATTCGTCCATTAAACTATGGTGAAATTATGGACATTTCAAGAATGGCACAAACGTATCCACAAGGTAGAGTGGTACCAAAAGTTACATGGAGAATGCAAAGAGAGATAGTTGAAGTTGATGGTTCAACAGACAAAGCGGTAATTGCAAAATTTATTGAGGCGATGCCAATTGCGGATTCTAAATATGTCAGAAAATTTATGAATGAAAATGAACCAAGATTAGACATGAACAGAATGTTAATAGCCCCTTCAGGAGAAAAACTAACAGTAAATGTTGGGTTTGGGGCGGACTTTTTTCGTCCTTTCTTCTGATTATAGGAAAAGTCAAATAGATGAATTTTACTATTTGAATAATTTAATGAAAGTGACATACCAAGATTTTCAACAGATGCCCGTGTTTGTTAGAAAATATTTACTTGATAAATGGGTTGAAGAAAATAAGAAGGACTAAAAAATTAGTCCTTCTTCTATTTATATAGATATTATAATTCAATTATATGGCGGAAAACCAAAATTTAGATAACGAAAAAAGTGGTGTTACGGGTATTACTGATGCCGTTAAAGAAGCTCTTAAACCTATTCAGACCTTAAGTGAAGCATTAGGTTTGATGGTTGCACATGCAGATAAACTTAATAAAAGTTTTGGTTTAAGTAGGGCAAGAATTGAGGAGATGAAAATCGCCTTTACGGACTCAGCTGCAGGTGTTGAAAAATTAGGTGGGACTTTAGATGATGTTTCAAATACAATTATAGAAATTGCTAACGCATCAAATAGAAATGTTATTGAAAATGAAAAAGTTATTAGTCAATTATATGCCGCGTCAAAAGTTGTGGGTGTTAGTGCAGAAAAATTAGTTGATAATTTTAAAGATGTTGGATATGAAACATCTCAAATTGGGCCAAATTTATCAAAATCTATAGAATACATCCAAAGTGTTGGGTTAAATGCGTCGTCAGTAATGAAAGATGTTTCGGCCAACATGGAAAAAATGAATCGTTATCAATTTGAAGGCGGTGTTTCTGGATTAGCCAAAATGGCTGCACAAGCGTCAATGTTAAGATTTGACATGAAAGAAACGTTTGGATTTGCAGATAGAATGTTAACACCTGAGAATGCGATTAACATGGCGTCCGCATTTCAGAGACTAGGTGTAACCGCTGGAAATTTAGTTGACCCGTTTGTATTAATGAATCAATCTATTAATGACCCAACAGGTTTACAAAACAGTTTAGCAAGATTAGGTCAAGAGTTTACATACTTTGATGAAGAAACAAAATCATTTAAAATAAATCCTCAAGGAGTTTTAACTCTTAGACAAATGGAAGAAGAGGCTAATTTGACTGCAGGTTCATTAAGTAAATCTGCGTTAGCCGCGGCTGATTTGGACAAAAGATTATCAACTGTTAGTGCCGCAGGTCTTAGTTTTAAAAGTGAGGAAGACAAACAATATCTTGCAAACATTGCCAAAATGGGTGAAGGCGGTGAATATGAAGTTACATTAAACGACGGTACTAAAAAAGAATTACAAAACCTTAACCAAGAAGAGTTTGATGAATTAATTCAACAACAAAAAGATGCACCAAAAACAGTTGAAGACATTCAACGAAGTCAATTAAGTGCTCTACAAAGTATTGCTGGTGATATGAAAGCAATGGTTGATGCTGGTAAATTTGGAGTTGTTTCAACTAAGGAGGTTAGTACTAATATTGAAGGTTTAAGAAATATTTTCACTAAATTTGCAGATGTATCACAAAAATCAGTACCAAAAACACCTGAAGTTAGAAAAAGTGTTAGTGAGTATATTGGTGAAATGAAAGAATTATTTAGTGAAGGGCAAAAAGGAGCTATTACATCAAAAGATTTAGTTAATAATTTTAAAAATATTCAAGAAGGTTTATTAAAAAAAGGTGAGAGTTTAGATGGTGATTCATTTAGTGCCATAAAAGAACTTCTTAAAGAAACCGCATCAAGCCTTAAAGGAAAAAGTATGGTTGAAAATATGTTTAAAGATAGTTTAGGAGATGGTTCAAAACTATCTTCAACATCAAAACCAAAAACAGAAACAACTGTAAGACCATTATCTAGAAGTGCGGTAATGGGTTCAGGAACAAAACAAAAAGATTATTCTGAAAGTTCATCACAAACAAAACAAGTGAATGGACAAGTAGATTTTGGTGGAACAATTACCATTAAAGTAGATGCGCCTCCAGGTGTTAGTGAACAACAATTTAAAACTTATTTTGAATCAGATGAGTTTAAAAGGAAGGTTTACGAATACTATAATCAAAAAGCAAAAGAGTTAGAAAAAAGATAAATGTCTAACAAAAAAACACCATCAACCTATTTATTAATAAAAGTATAAATGGGTAGTCCATTAGATTATATAAGCTCAGAAGGTTTTAGAAAAAAACTAATAACAAGGAATTTAGTACCATATGCTAAGTCCCCTACCAAAGTTACGCCTCCAACAACTTATGAAGTAATTCAATCCGATTATTCTGTGGTTGATAGTCCTGATGGTCTTATTGACACAACTTTTTTTGCGGACAAACAATACCCACTTAATAGATGGGGTAACGACGGAGGATACAAACAAGCACCTGATATTAGTGGAAACTTAAATACAATTTCAAATCAAGGTGAATATGGGCCTGGTCAACAAGATGCCCATATTATTGACCAAGCGGCACGTGCAGCATACACAGGTTTTGGTGGTATAGTTACACCCTATTTAGCACTTAATGCTTTTGGAGGGGCTACTTCAGGAACTTTATTAGATGCGGGTGATTTTATTACCACACTTGATACAATTTCAAGTTCAATACCAGGTGGTATAAGACAATTATATAACAATCAACCTTACCCAACAACATTTAATCCTTCTTCATACACTCCATTATCAATTCTATTAAATCCTGACCCAACAGGTAGTAATGGATTATTGAGTAATGATTCATTTATTGCTCGTTTAGGTGCGAAGACACTTAAAAGAGAATTTGAAGATAGAATTGGTAGGGCTGTTATTAGAGAAACCATTGGTCGTGCTAACTTTTTAAATGTTAACAGTAGTACCAATCTTGTTAATATTCTAACAGGTAGAGTACCTTTAATTGAACCTAACTATCAAATTACAGTACCGTCAAACCCATTAACCGCAGCTGCGGATTTTGGACTTAGATTGGCGGGTAGCGTTACACCTTTTTCATTAATACCTGGTTCATACTTTGACCCAAATATTAATCCTGGTCAACCGACAACAATTGGACAATCGTTATTGGCTAACCCACTTGCGGCTGCTGGTAGTTTTGTTAGTAACTTATTAGGTGCTGGTAAAACAGGTACACAGATATTTTACAACAATACAGGTGCAGGACAAAAATCTATTTTATGGAAAAACATAAATTACAATAGATATAAGCCAAACTATGATAGAACCTTACTTGATAGATTAGGTGGAGCTATTGTAGGTACAGAAACTAATAATTCAAATTTTTATGTAGGTTCAACAAGTTCTGACCCTTCAAGAGTGTTCTCACCAAGTAGAGCTTTACCTGTAGATGCATTTGGTAACGAACAACAATCACCTGTATATGGTCCATCTGAATTGGCCCAACTATATGAGGGTCCAAGTAAAGAAATCCGTTTAGGGGCTAATGGACCTACCTATAGTAATGGTGGTGGTATTGAAGGTGGATTCACTTGGGTGTCTCCAAAATACAAAGGTAATGCTGGTAAGAAAGTTGGTATTGGTGGTGAGATTATGGGTCAAGACCAAGACTTTAAACCATCGTCATACAACTCAACTGAATCAACCGAAAGAAAATTCAAACAAGGTTCAATCCTTGACGACACCCAAAGAATTATTGATAGTCAACCACAAGGCGGTAAAAGACTACAACATGTTGGTAATGCCATAGACCAAGTTAGTAAAGTATTCCATGATGGATATAAAGAAATGACTAAAGGCTCAAGGGTAATTAAATATACTGGCTCTATTGGACAAGAAGTCGGAACTGAGTATTGTAGAGTTTTTGCCAAAGATATTCCATATCTTCAATATAACGACCTTCAAAAGACAGATGGTATTGTAACTGAAGGTAGAAGATTTTCATATTCTGTCTTAGATAAGACATATAATCTTAATATTGCACCAAACAAACAAGAAGGTGGACAAGATTCAACAAATATAATTGGAAGTTATAATAACGCATATGCTAAAAAATATATGTTTTCTATTGAAAATTTGGCTTGGGCAACTTCAAACTCACCAGGATTTGCTGTTGCGGATTTACCTGTTTGTGAACGAGGACCAAACGGAGGTAGGGTTATGTGGTTCCCACCTTATGGTTTAACGTTTAGTGAGACGGTTCAAGCCAATTGGAACGGTAATGAATTTATAGGTAGACCAGAACCAATATACACTTATAAGAATACAAATAGAAGTGGTAGTTTAACTTGGAAAATAGTTGTTGACCATCCATCTGTTTTAAATGTTATTGTTAATAAAGTATTGGCTAATGAAACAAATAAAGTTAGGGTTGATAGTATTTTGGAATCGTTTTTTGCTGGATGTAGAAAATATGATTTATATGAACTTGCAAAAAAATATTATACAATATCACCTAATGATTTATTTGATATACAACAGGCCATTTCATCAAAAGAATTAACAAGAGAACAATTAGAATATACTATTAGTACAATCAAAACAACTCCTGAGTTATCAAGTGATACAGGAAGTGGAGGTTCTCCTGAATCAACACTTGAGTCGTTTGAAAACTTTAGTTTTTATTTTGATAACGACCAACCAAAAACGCTTAATCAATCTTTTATTCCACTGTATGATGCTTATCTTTTAGAAAGAAGTAATTATCAAAAATTATCGCCAACCACATCTGGTCAAACATCTTCATTTTTTGATAGTGTGGTTATATCTAACAAACAAAAACTTGCTGAGTTAATTGACGAGTTAGATAAACAATTTACAAACAACTCTGAAGGAACTGTTACAATTACACTTAATAGTAGTACTTCACCTGCGGCCAAACAGGCATATAACGATAAATTATCCGAAAGAAGAATTGATTCTGCAGCGATATTCATCACAGGTAACACTAAGATGAAAAAATATGTTGATGAAAAAAGATTACTTGTTAAAGTTGGAGCTGCGTTAGGTGAAAAGGGTCAAGCAATGAAGTACGATGAAAAAACTAAAACCTTTGTTCCAAATAGTAGTGTTTCTTGTGGTGATGGTGATGGAGCTGACAGTCAAGCATTAAATAAAGAAATTTATACAACAAATGCAATGGCTTGTAGAAGAGCGTACATTTCTAATATACAGTCAACATTAAAAGCTCCAAAGGCGGTAGAACCACCGAAAAAAACAACGGTAATAACAGGTAATGTTGTTACAAAGACAGAAACAAAACCCGTTCCTGAAACTAAAATAGTTAATAAAGATAATATAAGTAAAAGAATTTTACGTTCTTTATTATCAGAATGTGATTATTTTGAAACAATTAAAGAAGAAACTCCAATGGTTTATGATAACCTTAAGGATAAATTAAAATTCTTCCAACCAGCATTCCACTCAATTACACCTGAAGGTCTTAACTCAAGATTAACTTTCTTACAACAATGTATGAGACCTGGTGATACAATACCAACAATCAAAACAATTAATGGGGCTGCAACACCTGTTTATAATGACGCAACAAACACATCTTTTGGGGCACCACCAGTTTTAATTTTAAGGGTTGGTGATTTTTATAATACTAAGATAATTCCAAATAACTTATCCATTCAGTATGAAAATTTAGATATAAATCCTGAAGGTATTGGGGTTCAACCTATGATTGCCAATGTTACTCTAACATTTAATTTTGTTGGTGGTAGTGGATTAAAAGAATCTGTGGATAAATTGCAAAATGCGTTAACATTTAACTATTATGCTAATACTGAAATATATGATGATAGGGCAGACGCAACTGATTTAAGTTATAAAGTTATTGACGCCCAATTCCTAAAATTGGCACCAAGCAATGTTGGACCTCCAACAATTAACCAAACAACACCAAACAATGGTCAAAGTAATGACAAACCAATTGGTACTGTTATGGTTAACGGTGTTAGTGCAGGCACAATTAATTATACTGAATTTATGGATAAAGTTGTGGTAGAGACACAATCATATTTTACAAACGTAGTTAATAAAAATAAAGAAACCGTTAATCAATATAACAATGCTGTTCGTCAACAATGGATGATGGAAAGAACTTATCAAAATGGTAAGTTTGAAATAACCAAAGACACCGATAGTGTATTATTTGGTAAACCATATAATTTAGAAAAGAGAACCGACGAAATATTTGAACAATTATTTAAAGACATTAAAAAAGGTAATGAAGGGTTTATTGAATTCATTTCATTAAGTACGTATGATTTTACTAAACGTCTTATAGACCAAGTTCAAGAAAACTATTCAAACTATGTTAAAAACAAGAGGTCATCATTCCAAAGTGCTGTAACCAACATAACAAATGGTATGGTATCAGTACAACAAAGTTATATTGGGTATATTGGTAGAATAAATACCATCACATATAATGTTCCCGCTTATGCAAACACAGGTACTGATGGTTATCAAATAAAAGATGGTAAAGTTAATTCTTATATTATATCAGGTACAACAGAGATAGACCCAAGTTCAAAAGACGTTACAAATACTTTAGACGAGTTAAAGAAAGATGTACTTAAAATTAAAACAGATATTGATGCGTTTAACGCTGTAATATGGAAACCAACAGACCTTACTTTTAGTGACGGTAAAACTTATACAGGTGTTTTAGTTTTTGAGCCAAACTATAAATTTCCTGTAGAACAAGTGTTTACTCCTTTTAGTAAAAAACCACAATTTGATAGTACTAATGGTTATACGTTTAGACGAGTTTATATGATTGTTTCAGATGATGTTACCGATAGTAAAAAATACGAAACATTTAAAAATGCCTTAATTGGTAATATACTTAGTAATAATACTTTAATGAGCAAAAATCAAACCAGTATTAGTGATGTGTTTGACGAGTATTGGCAAAAAACTGTAAAACCAATATTTGAAGAAGAAAACAATATTACTAAAGCGTTTATTGAAAATGTGGAAAAAGAAAAATTAAAAGATTTCTTAAAATATACCCCATTTAATCTTAAGAAGAAAAGGGCGTTTACGTATACAACAGAGAATGCGAATACTGAAGCACAACAAAAATTAATAAAAGGTTTAGGTTGGATTGAAAACCAAAATACAAATAATAAGACGTGGAATGATGAAAATCCAGCAAACGTATTTATATCTAAAGCAAAACTTAACTAATGGCATATCAATATTGGAATAGATATAGTGAATTTTTAATTAATGGTGAACAGACCGTTGTACCTTTTGTGCCAATTCCACAAAAAACTACTGACAAAACTTACATTTACAAAGTTGGTAGAAGTAGATTGGATATAGTTTCTCAAGAATTTTATAATTCACCATATTTTGGATGGTTAATATTACAGGCAAACCCTGAATTTGGAGGTTTAGAAAATTATATATATGATGGTGCTATATTGATTATTCCGTATCCACTACTACCTTCATTACAGGATTATAAAGCTTCATTGGCAAATTATTTTTATTATTATGGCAGGTAATGTACAAGGTGACAACAGTGGTAATGTTTTGGTTGAGTTTGATTACAATAATATTATTGTAGTTGACCCCAACAAAACCATTGATGCGCTTGGGAATATTCGTGAAAGGTTGGTTGACCATGAGAATTTAGTAATGTATGTTAATCTTGAGGCTGAAGTTGTGCCAAGAACTAAACTATCTGTGGGTGGTAGCCCTGAAGATAGGATTAGAACTATTTCAGTTGCTAAAATGAACTTCTTAAGACCAACTGAAGAAACATTTTTGACAACAGGATACTATGATGAATTAACGGGTAAAAATGCGAAGAATGGTTTAGGAGTAAACCAAATGCAAGAAGAAATTATTGACCCAAAAAACGGTACTAAACCATACTCAAAAATGACAGTAACAGACCCAGGAGGTAAAGCAACCGACAATGGGTTATTGGGTATTACAAGTATTAGTATAAAAACAAGTACATCGTTTATACCACAAGTATCAATGACTCTTGAAGACATTCAAGGAAGGGCGTTATTTCAATTAGGGGATAATTCACCATATTCGGCGTTTTTTAATTTACCATATTGTCCATTTTATTTAACACTTAAGGGTTATTATGGTCAAGCGATTAGATACCAGTTAAATTTAAAAACATTTAACGCAAGATTTAATAGCTATAGTGGTAACTATTCAGTTCAGTTAGAATTTGTTGGTTATAAATTTAACATTTTAAATGAAGTGTCAATGGGCAACTTACTTGCTGCTCCACACATGTACAGTACTACGTTTAACGTTTCAAAATCTCCAACATCACCTGAAGGAGGAACAAATAAATCTATTGAATCTCAATCAAAAAGTAATGTTGTTTCAAAAGAATCTACAATATCAACGGATAATGTTTCTACTGAATTAGTCACTGAACGAGGATATCAAAAAATACTTGAAGTTTATAGTGAGTATAAAGCTAAAGGGTTGCTTAGTCCAGACTTTCCTGAATTTACACTTGCTCAATTAATGAATAAACTTTTAAATTTTGAAAATTTAATTGCCGAAAAATATACCAAAGCAGATGTTGAACCTTTAACAAACATTAGAAATTATAAAGAAACTTTAAAAAATTATTACAATAAAGTTTATGGTAATAAAGATTCTTGGTTTAACACTTATTTAAATTCAAAACCAATAATTCTACAAGGAACAGGACAAGAAGTTTATAATTTTAAACAAGAATTTTTAGATAACCCAACAAAGAGAGCCGAAGCGGTTAGTTTTTTAAGTGCGTACACAATTGATTTTAACGCTCTGTTGGCAGAAAACCCAACTTTAGGTGTTGCGGGTAAAACACCAATTAAAAATAGTATTACTTTTAATACTATGACTAAACAAGTTGCGTTAACCGATATAAATTTAGTAAAAACCACAACATATCAAACAGGTAAGTTATTACCAACAACTGCGGATACTGAATCAATGCAATCAATATTACAAAAAGCATTGAAACCATCTTTTGAAAAAAGCAGTATTGATACAAGATTTGAAAATTTATATGGGTTTCTAATTAATCCACCACTTTATACTTTTGATGATTTTAAAAATCTGTTGTCTAAGATGGAAACACAGGCGAATCAAAAATTATCAGAATTTGAGACGGCTTTAACAAGTGAATTATCAAAAAAAATACAAGAAAAAGTAGGGTTTAGTCCAACCGTTAGAAATATATGTGCGGTAATTATGGCGTCTGCAGAAGGATTTATTCGTTTATTAGATGATGTTCACACAAACGCTTGGAATGTAAAATATGACCCAGTTAGAAAAAACGCAATATTAAATAATCCGTCTTCCGCTCCTGGTACTGACACTGAAGGAGATGTTAAAATATCTCCAACGGCTGAAAGTTCTAATCAAGGATTGGTAAACGGACAAATACCAGTATATCCATGGCCGCAATTTTTTGTTGAAACACCAGAAGATAAAAAAGGAAGGTTTCAATTAAAATATATTGCAGACCCATCTGTTGTTGATATGACAAAAGGTTTCTTATATGATAAATGGCCTGAGGTTGAGTTTGTTGAAGAATACATGAAAGGACTAACTCAAAAATTTAATCTACCCGTATCACAACCACCGATAGATAGTCAAGGAACAACAAATATTATTAATGTAAACGCTATTGAATATCCGTCAGAAGGTATTGCATATGCAAACAAAGAAGAGATTAAATTTTTCTACGAAATATGGGAAAGACAATTTTTAACTTCAAACTATTCAGGATTTATTAGGGCAAATAACAACCAAATAGACCAATTAACAAAGTTAATTGTAAGCGCCGAAACAAATAATATTGTAACTAGTTTGGGTGTTAGCTCACCATTTTTAACTTTAAAACTTAAAAATTATGATATTACTGCTCAAAACTATCCTTCTTTTTTAGATAACATTTCAAATCAAGGAACTGGTAGGTCGTATCAAGATTATATCAGAGATTTTTTTGTTACACCATATATTAGAAATCTAACGCAAAATTCTTTTAATATTTTAAGTTTAACTGATTTAGGTAAAGAACCTCAAACAAATACAAAGTCTGATGGGTTATTACAATTAGTTAAAAATGTAACTAATGAGCCAATAATTATTGACACATATCCATTTACAGACCCTACATGGGTTGCAACAAATATGGCAAATAGTGTTACTAATACTAAAAATTCTGTATATAATACAAACAAAGTACTAACGGTTTTTGAAGATAGAGATGTTATATCAAACTTTAATAGTGTTTATGATTACACTAAAAATAGACCTGTAACCAATTTTTCGTATTTAAAAGTTTCTAACCCAACAAACCAAATAACTTCAATAGGTTTAGACGGATTTTATCTTATAAGAAAAGACCCTACTTTTTTTGTACCAACTGAAGGGTATGTTAACTATATTTCACCAAGTAAAAATATTCCAATTGAAACAACAACATCAATGTTGAATACACCGTATTTTATTAATGCGGTTCAAAATGGTGTTTACAATTGGAGACGAAAAGACCCATATCCTTATACACAAGCCGCATATCTATTTATTAATTCTTTGCCGTTAGCGTCTTTAAAGGAAAAATATAAAACTGAAGGAGCGTCAAGTGATTTAGATTATATCGCATCTTGTTTTAAAAAGTTTGGTGCAATTCACAAAATGCCGTACGCTTGGGTATTAAAAATGGGTTCAATTTGGTATAGATATAAAACTTTTATTAATACCAAAACAGATATATTAGAGTCTGCTTGGAAAAACTTTGATTACAAAACAAATTTTGACCCAGTAACAAGTTCGGATACAAAAACATATACTTTTAAATTTGATGGTGAGAATAAAATTAGATTACAAAATGTTGATAATAACATCACTAAAATTCAAACAGGGTTTTATCCAAAAGTAATAAACGACTTTAACGTATTTTATAATGGATATGATTTGTATAGTGGTTATACAGATACGGAAATACAAGCAAGTGTTGATGGCGGATTAAAAGTATATAATTTTACTGATTCAAACATTAATGCACAAACTATAGTTTTTCCTTTAATTACACCAGTAAAATATTCAAGTATACAAACATGGTCTGTAATATTACCTAATAATACTGTTGACCCAACAGACGTTGGAAACGTATGTAACCCAAGTAACAACACAACTGCTTTAAAATATTATGTAGTACCATCATTTGGTTCTCAGATAAATCAAGTTAAGAGTGAGTGTTTAGTTGCCAATGCCCCTGTCTGTCCATTTATTGATAACCCATCCATTTATAATGGTTCGGTTAGATTATTGTGGTCATCACCAAATTACGGTTATTTTAAAAATAGTGAGATATCAAGACCACAACCAGATTCATATATAAATAAAATTGAAACTGGTACAAAACAACAATCACCCTTTAAATTATTAAATGGTTTTGATTATTCAAAAATTGAAGAAATATTTTCTGTTTTTGATAAAAGTGTTTTAGATAAATTTGAAAACGAATTTTTAAATTTTTGTAAACCAGTATCAAACATTGATTTAGGTCCACAAGTTGCGGTACCAATAGGAGTATCGCCTGCTGATTCAAACGCGTTATTTAAAAATTTCCAATACTTGTTTAGACGTATGATGGAGATTGAAGGTAAATCAGGCTCTATTAGTAATGGTGAATATTTTAAAACAATTGGTAACTCACAATTAACACTTTTTTCAAATACTATTAAGGCATTTTTAGAATACGATGTTATTTTAAAATATGGTAACCCTGCGGAATATAACCGAAGAGTAATGGCTTCATACCTTGCACAAGGTAATGGGAGTAATCCTGTTGTTGACCCAATAATTTTTAACCCTTACATTAAAAATAGTTTACCTTCATTATCAAACACAACTACTTTAGATTCATCTAAATCAAATTATACTAATGCTTGGAGTGCTTTGGAAACTCAAGTAGGATTTTCAACAATACCAAATTTAATATACGATAATAATGGTTCTTATATTACTGATTTTTTTATAGATAATAATATTGAATTTACTGAAAACAATGTTGTGTTGTTGGCACCAATTATTAAAATGTATGCCACCCAAAAACTTTATAGCCCAACATTATCAAGTGCAGAATTTAAAAATAGACTTCAAACTTATTTAAATTTTACTTCAGAATTTCAAAATAACATATTAAATCAAGTATTATTAAGGGTTAAAAAAGATTTACCTGACCAACAAGAATTACCTGAAAGAGCAATTCAAAGTGTTATTGATGGACAACAAAGTAAAGTTGAAAACTATGAGGTGTTTAAGGCATTAAATGACAAGTGGATTGCTGGGTCTGACTATACCTCTAAAACTTTGTTTGAAGACTTTATGTTTTTAGACAGGGCTTCAAGAAATATTGGAGATACAATTATTGTAGATATATTTGATTTGAAAAATATGTTGAGCGAAAATTCGCTTAATATGGAAATGAGTGTATTCACTTTTGTTAGTGGTATTTTAATTAAAAACAAATTTAATGTTATGCCATTACCTGCTTATGTTAATTTTTATAACATACAAGATGTGGATGGTACTACAATCCCACAACCAGAGGGTAAATTAGAGTTTGCAGATAATATGTGGGGAACGTTTTTAGATGTTGACTACAGAAAATCAGGACCAAAAATGGTTTGTTTTTATGCGGGACAACCATCAACCCATTTAGATTTACCTAAAGGAAACTCAAGATTTAGAAACGATGCGTTTGACCTAAGAAGGGCCTCAGATAATCCTTTAATTGAAAATCTTGTTGGTAAGAAAGACTACGCCATTTCAAATAAATGTGTTGGATTTAATGTGGACGTTGGAATAAGAAATCAAAATATTTTTTATTCAGTTGAAATTGGTATGGAATCAGGTAAGGCAACTTCAGAGTCAATACAAACACAATTGAATATGATTGACCAATCAAATGGTAAAAATACTGCAACACAAAATGTTAGTTTATATAACTTATATAAGCAAAGAAGTTATAAATGTAGTGTTAAATCTTTAGGTAATGCTTTGTTACAACCAACAATGTATTTTAATCTTAGACATGTACCTATGTTTAATGGTCCTTACTTTATAACAGAAGTTGACCACGCAATAACCCCTGGCAGCTTTCAAACTAGTTTTACTGGTACCAGACAAGGTATATATGATTTACCGTCTATTGATAATTTTTTACAAAGTATTAATCAAAATTTATTAACTAAAATTGAAGCTTTTGTTAAAAATTCTAAAGATGATGTTTCGGGTAAGGCGATAACAGATATTGATAAGGCTAAGTACGTTAGCCAAACAGGTGATAGTACTGCTGCTGCACAAAATTCTTGTAGTAATAATTTAGCGGAGGCTTATAATACTTGGGGAGATGTTCAATCATCAACAACTATGAGTATTACACCAGAAGAATTTGTTACGGAACTTCAAAAGAAAACAAACAATCCTGATTTACAAGTTCTTATCTATATGATATGTTATGGTAAAACATTCAACCAAACTAAATTTTATGGTTATGGTAACAATTATGCTAACGTAACATTAACAACTAACTATGGACAATCGGGTGATGGATTCTTCAGTCCTAAAAAATATTCATGTGTTAGTATTCCAAACTTAACAGGTAAATCAACGGCACAACCAGTTGCAATTTTTAATACAATTGGAACGTTTTTTGATTTTATGATATCTAGATTAAGTGGTCCAAATGTTGACAGAGTATTTAATGAAACTACAGGTTTAGGTATTACTAAATATTATGTTTGTTATTGGCCCGTTTCTGGTACTACTGAGTCTTATTATGATTCACATATTTCAGAATTTAAAACTTTAGATGCGAGATTTGACGAAGCGTTTAAATCTGCTGGAGAAAATGGATTAAATGTTGAAGCAACAACAAAATTAAAAGTTGCAAATGCCAAACAAAAGAAAAAAACTGCAGACGCTTACGCTGGAGTAACACCAAAACCAAACAATTTAAATACAACTACAAATGTTGTACCATCATGTCCTCCACCAACTATAACATCATTCTCACCATTAACAGGTGTGAGTGGTACTATTTTAACTATTGTTGGTAAGAACTTAGATGAAGTGACAGGTGTAACAATAAATAATGTGACAACAACTACAGGAATTACTATTTTAAATGCGTTTAATATTAGTGTTGTTGTTCCTTATAGTAATACAACTGTTGCACAAACTAACCCAATAGTTCTTAGAGGAACTTACGGTAATGGAACGACTTTAAGTGGGTTTACTTATAACCCTGCCCAAGTAACTCCAACACCAGGTAGTCCAAACAATTCAAATAATCAACCACAACAAACAGGACCCGTTACTTTAACTGGTACAACACAAACAACTCCAAATGGGACGACTTTAAATTTAACTGTTACCGTTAACCCTAATGCGGCAGCACTTAACACTTGGACATTACAAAATGAAGTGAGTATGATTGTTTCGGTTTATGATAACACAATTGTAAATAATGTTAAAACACAGACTTTAAATAGAACTGTTACCACTCCAATTTTAGGTTACGTATCAAGCAACACGTTTAACATAACTTATAACAATGTTGCGGACATATTAGTTAATAACCCAATACCTGAGTTTAAAACAGTTCCTGTTAAAGATGGACAAACAGTTAACCTTAAATTTACAGTTACTGCAGTCCCTACGGATAAAGTTAAAAATCCTCAAAACGTGCCGCAATCGTTTAATTTTAATTTTACACCTACGCCATCAACAACACCAACATTCCCTGAACAACCACTTTCAATTACATTAGTAGGGGAAAGTCCATCATTACAAGGTAATGGATTTCAATATTTTAACATAGAAAAACCTGACAATAGTGGTTACATTACATTTAAATTCAACGCTCCAAAGTTTGAATTCCAAAATTATAGTAATAGATACTTTATAGACTCTAACGGTAAAGACGCTAATTATAGTGCGGAGGGTGGAGCAGGCACAAATTATACTACTGTATGTTCATTAAGTGGTAAAGGTGTGTTTAAATTAGTTATTGAATATTACCCTTATGGTTTTACATCACCAATTGGTGGTGAAATTTTAAAACAAACGGTAACTGGTCCTCCATTCACTTTATAACTTAATCATATATTTATATAGAAACATTATTATGGATATTAAATCAGCATTAGACAATTATCTTGGTAAATCAACAAGATTCTCCCAAGAAGATAACGGTGACGGAACTAAACAAGTTTGCGACTTAGATACAGGAGATTGTTATACTGTAAGAGAAAGAGACGGTCTTATTGAAAGAGCTGGACACCAAACAACTGCCAACAGAAAAGTTAGAGTTGAAACTGCTAACGGTATAAAACAATTATTAAACGGTTAATACTATGAGTTTAGATAAAAAAATATTAAATGAAATTAATAGATACAGAAGTATCAATAACTATATAATGGAACAAGACGCGGAAGCGGCACCAGATTTAGGGGCATTAGCACCTGATGCAGGAGCAACTCCACCACCACCTCCAGCAGATGTTGCAGCAACTCCACCACCACCTCCAGCAGCGCCAACAGGTTCAGAGCCAATTGATGTTGAGAATGACCCTGATGTTGAAAAAATTGATGACGAAGGTAAATCTGACGAAAAGAAAGACAGTTCATCTGATTCAGAAGAATTAGACATCACAGAATTAGTTACGGCTCAAAAAGATATTCAATCTAAACAAGACGACTATTTTGAAAACTTATTTGGTCAATTAACTAAATTGGAATCAAGATTAGGTGAGATGGATGCAATTATGAATAAACTTAACGCTCTTGAAAACAAAATTGAGAAGTACAGAGAAAAGACACCTCAAGAAAAATTAGAGTTAAGAAGTTATGATTCATACCCATTCAATCAAAAACTTTCACAATTTTTTGACGACAAACAAGAAGAGATGGAAAAAACGGGAAAAAATGATTATGTTTTAACTCCTGAAGATGTAACGGACATTAATGTTAATGACATTAAAGGTTCTTTCCAAGGAAACGGATTTAAAGATGAATTTCAATATAAATAATATTAAATAACATACAATTTAAAGCCACCCAAAAGGTGGCTTTTTTATTTGACAAAACCAAAAAACTAGACTATCTTTGTAACATAACTTAACAATTTAAAAATAGAAAAACATGATGAGTTCATTAGACGCCGTATTGGCACAGTACGAAAAAGCACAACAAGGGGGCGGGGCCCAAAGCAAAATGTCGCAAGACGAAAGAATGAAAAAGTATTTCGCTTTAATCTTA